GTCCGTTCCGCCATTCCACAACTTGCTGGAGGCGAACAAACGACCTAAGAAGGGTTGGTCTTTGCCGATCTGATCTATGATCTTCGGGATCACTTTGCCTCTTGTTATAGAGGTAAGGTTGTCATAAGTTAATGCCATTTTCGAGGTTTACTTTTTAAGCACCCTCTCTATACATATCGGCTAATGATTTATTTGAATCTACTTTCGGATCATAAGAGGTTCCAACCTTGCCACCGGCCACAGAATTACCTACTCCGTCTGCTTGGGCCTTGCGCGTATCGTGATATTTACCAGTTGCAATGGCTTGCTTTATAAGCTCGTCTTGTTGCTTGGTTATCTTGATAGCATCTGCAAGTGACTTTGAGTTAAAATCAATGGCATTTTTCAGAATACGCTGTTCATTCTCCTTAAAGAACGGATCTCTAAGTTTATGCCAGCGGATCTCTGATTGCGTTTCTCTTTGCTCGCGGTCTTGAGCAGTCCGGCGTTCATTCTCTCGCCTTTCTACAAGTTTGTTTACTCTTTCTTCTTCCGGTAGATTTAAAAGTTCTTCATCATTAGCTTCTTCCCTCGCCAGCCTCTCTCGCATTTCTCGATTCTCTTGCTCTAATTGAGTCAAGGCTTCCCTATCCTCTCTCCAACTGTCAAAGATTGCCTTGTTGGGATCTTCTACCGGTGGAGTTATTGCAGGAGCTTCGATTGGATTTGGTATTTCTTCTCTCAATGGAGTTTCCTCGATTGCTTCTTGAGGCTTGGTTTCTTCTGCAATCGGTTCGTTTGTTACTAGCTCTGCCGGTTCCCCGGGCATAGCTCCCACTAGGGGCATAAGAGGTTCGGGCATTTGTTATTTTAAATTATTATAAATACTTATTGCTATTTTGGCAATACCTTTTGTTGATTTTGATTTGGTTGCTGGCCCTCGGCTACTTGGTTCAACATTCCGGCCGATATCTTTCTACCAAGAGTTGCTTTATCCACTTCAACATGGGCCATTAACATGTCGTAATCTTCTTGCTCCATTTCCTTGGTTACATCTTTAATAAAAGCATAGTGCAATTTAACATGCTCCGGCGTTACATATTCGGGAGGAGTCGGAGGAATATCTTTACCCTCTTGCGCTGCGGTATTCTCCATATCAGCACGCTCAATCGGGTTGTCGGTTGAATCGCCGGGGCTATTGGCGTGGTTTTGCATGTCGGCCATGAGCTTATTCGGATCTTCATCGCTAATCGTCATAAAGTTAAGCCAGTTAATCAGTCTATTGGACCGATCTTCCGGATCAATCTTATCCAGTTCTAGGAATAGGGTATAAGGGTCAATAGCCTTTTGCGCCCATAGTGCCATGGCTTCATTGGCTCTTTCTGCCTTTGATACAGGGATAGTAGAAGCCGGTTTTAAGATTGGGTTAATTCCGTCTTCAATCTCATCATTCATCAATTCCACCATTTCCAATCCACTCTTGGCGCCAAACCGATTAATATAGTGCTTATCTACATAGTACATTTTCATTAATTGGATCCAGCCACCCCACAATTGCTTGATTGCTGATTCTACATTCCGGACCTGTTGGCGAATTGGAGTCTTGTCGGATTCAAAGTTCATCTGATCTTGGCCCAAGGTGTTTGACTTTCCGGCACCTCTTGAAATCTCGTGGTGGCCAAAGATATCGTCAATGTATTTCTCATCATGCTGTATATCGAGCATGATCTTGTCGATCTCAAACCCGGTGGATTGTACACAATACAAGGGCTTGGGATTAACGGTAAAGTCCGCTTCGATCACTTGATTAGGCGCGTCTGTTACCTTTGCCTTTTCTTCTTTAGAGAAAGAGGAGGAATCAAGCACCCACTTGATATTGCAACCGCGCAGGTTGTCATCAATTTGTCTTTTCTTCTTGTTCATTGATAGAAAGACATCCATTAATTGATTGATCAAGGAAACAGAATAGAGTTGCCCCTCCAGCCTTATGCTCGGGATCTGAATGAATGGCTTTTTAGCCTCGGTGAAGAAGTTAGTAATAGGCTTGAATGATTTAACTTCTTCCTCGGATAGAACGCTAACCGGAGGAACGCCAGCCATTTCTGCTTGGGCCACCGCTTCCGGCTTGGCTTCTTTAAGCCATGAGTTTAATTGTTCTTCTTCCGTTCTATATTCAAAGTATGGATTCTTTTTCTTCTCTAGGATTATATCGCCGGTCTTGCCCTTAGCCATGGAGACGGTGAGATCGTTCTCCCAGTACTGGATTAGTCTTTGACTCAATCCCATTGAAGTAAACTTTCCTTCGGAGTCATCTGTTGCCAGCTTCTCAAACTTGATTTGATCGTAAAACTTTGGGTAAGTCTTTTTCCACCACGCTCTATTCTTGTTCGGCGTGTAGAATAAATACTCGGCTGTCTGAATGTCGGTAGCCTCGGTGGAAATTATAAGATCCTCAAGTAATACATTGACTACATCAAAGTCGTTTAGCGTGTAGTTCCAAAACCAATGTTGGTAAGCGTCACTCTTGATCCAAGTAGAGAATAGCGTAAGTGCCAACTTGTCTTGGTACTCGGTTCTATCCATTCCGTCTTGTAGGCCCATTTCTACTTTAGTCGCGCGCTTCTTGGATTTAACGGTGTTCTTGGAAGGAGTTACAAAAGCGGAAGCCGGTCTATCTGTGGCCATTCCAACCATATTCCGGATAGTTAAAAACACGCGATTAACTGTCGCTTTACTCTTATACTTTTTAATTGTTCGATCCGAATCTATCTCGTCTAGCTTCCCAAGGAAAACTTGCATATTCTTCTTGGCTTCCGTTACCTTCTCTGTGTGACGGCTTTTCGCGTCACTAAGCCTAAGGTTTAATTTTTGTATGAGTAGTTCATCAGAATCATCTAAAGAAACATCAGCAGTTGTAAGCTCGGTCGCTTCAACCGGAGTTGTAACGATTTCTTCGTTCATTTTTTTAAAGAGATTTTTTAAGGTAACGAAATAAAGTCCTCGGGATATAGGGATTTGATATTTTCTAAGTATTTGTCATCTGTAAGGGAAATGAGCTGTTCTTCTCTCCCTTTTAATTTATTTAATAATATAGCACTTTTAGTCGAAAATCCGCAAGTATCAATGTCGGGTCGGCTCATAATAATATAGCGAAAAACATCAACCTCATGGTCATCTCTCTTTCTAGGCTTCTCATCAGGGTCGTTCTCGCTAGTCGGACTAATCTTCTTCCACTTATATCCTTCTGTTTGGTCAATCAGCGTAACGCAGGTATCAAAGATATAGACTCTTGGCGCACCTTTCTTCCCTGTTACTAAATGCTTTCTATCCGGGTCTAGTCGCAAGTACTTGTGGATTCTAGCAATACCGGCGCTCACATCATTGTTGGCATAGCGCATTGGCATAAGCTCCCCGAATAGTTTAAGCCAGTTCTCTTTCCACTCGCTATCCACTTTCTTGCCGGATCCACCGCGTACGCTCTTAACACTCGGATCGATAAAGACTTTCTCCAATCTCTCCCCATTATTCAACTTATATACATTCTCGGCGTGCTTATCAACAAACAAGCCGGAAACAGAATAATCGCGATAGAATACTAGATCCCCTCTTGGGCTTATCGCGCACCACAGGAAAGCCGTTGGGTTACGCTCTCCATGGTCTATGCCACCAATCTTTGTCCAATTCTCCGGGATCGCGAATGGCTTAATAACATTAATCTCACGCTTAAAGTCCGGAAATATCTGCCCTTCAAATACACTAAAGCTGGCGCGAACATAACGCTCATAGAGATCGCCGGTGTAGCTATTAAGTACTTCCAAATAATCTTCCGGAAGGTTAGTGTTCTCGTCAGAAGGAGCCTTTATAGTCAAAAACTTCTCATGATCTTGCTTACTTCTAAGCCCCTCTCCCATAACAAATACCTTGAAAGTCCAGTTCCTTCCCTCGCTATTGGAAGTTACAAAGCCTACCCTCTTGGGCTGGGCCTTGTGCCTAAGCCGACCTCTCAATATATCGAATTTGTTTTGATCTATTTCATTTACCTCATCTATCCAAAACCAACCAATCTCCAATGATTTAAGTTTCTCTATGTCATCAAGGCCCCAAAAATAGATCTCATGGCCATTAATCAGAGTCAAAAGGTTCTCGGTCTTATTCCAGTTGGCTATTAAGCGCGGATCCAATACTTCAAAGAATGTCTTTTGGGTGGTGGCCTTTAAGTCCACCAAAGTATTCCGGCAGATCAATCCCCTACCTTTAGGTGCTCTAAGTGCTAACCGGCAAGCCGTATGGCTACCAACAAAGGTTTTCCCCGATCCGAACCCACCGCAATACCAACAAAACCGAATAGTTGGGTGATCGCATATTGCATATAAAAATAGTTCTTGTTTGGGTAATGGTGTAAATTGTAGAACATTATTGCCACTATCCATATTTTAATAAAAAAAAAGACAACGGATTGTGGCTTCCGGTTCTTTGTTTGGCATATTTTATGCTTTGGTTTGTTGCTCTTGGGATCTAAAAATAGTTAGTTCCCTAAGTAGTCTTATACTCGCCTAAGCGTTGGATTAAAATAAGCATTGATATAAAGCCAGTGTCTGCATGACTATAGCTTGCGCCATGTCATTTGCCGAATAGCTTTTTAGCTCCGCTTCTATTAAAACCTAAACCAAAAATACCACAATCAATAAAATAAGCAAATCATTCAATAAGTCCACCGCCCACAACTTTTGCCTCTAGTATATCTTTCCGATCATCAGCCACCACCGGCCCACAAATAGCCGGATTACCCGGCGTAAACTGCAATCGTTTGGTGTCAATAAGCAATCCGCGCATTTTACCAAGAATCTCGTAAGACTTAACCGCCGCCATTATAGTTTTGGCCCCCCGGAAATTAACGGCTATATCTCTTAATCCGGAATATATAAAACCGTCTGTAACACGCTCCATTGCAAGTCTATTCTCAATTTCCTCTCGCACAATAGAAAAAGATAAAATTCTACTACCACAGGCTTGAGCGCTTTTTGTGTTCTTTACCTCAGGCTTTATCTCTCTGTACGCTTCTTGCGCGTTCCCTCCGTTCTTCATGTACGCATCAATGAAAGCACTCCATTCCGGCTTCATTCTTAATTCATCAAAGTTGTTTAATTTTTTTTGTTTTTTGTAGTTCTCCTTAGCTATAACTAATAGCTTATGGTTTCTTATCTTTATCTTCTTTTTAGCCTTTCTTCTTACTTTAGGCATAATTTAGTATTTAATAGGAAAAAGTGAATGCGTACAATGCTCTAGGATCAATCTTTTGGGGTGTGCCAAGGTGATTGGTCATTTACTTCTTTCCCTTTTTTGGGGTTTCTTTTACTTCTTTAGCCTTCATGAGATCAGTCCCACAATTATAGCACTTCATGGTAGCCGGTAATACTGTACCGCAATTAGGGCATTTAACTTCTTTTTGTTTCTTTTGTTCTTTTGTTTCCTTTTTCATTGGTTTGAGATTGAGTAATTATTTTTAAATTCTACATTATTACACCACAAAAATCAATCACTTGCGAGTTCTTGTTATCCCTTGTTTCTAATAATGTACAGAAAGTGTATATTAACTGTATTGTTCTTTTTGCCAAGCTGTTTGACAAGCTTCCTTTTGT